ACCTTGCCGTTGGTTTGGAAAATAGAGAAGTTATGCGCAAGCCTCCGCAGCAGGTTGCGCAAATGGATTACAACCCTTTTACGCTATAGGAGAGACTAATGGGTGAGTCAACAAGTGGTGGCAGCAGCGGAGGCGTTAGCCGCCAGCCAGCAACAATCAAACCAAAGGCAGGAACAAAGCCTGGTGAGGCTGGACGTTATACAATCCCATCCGGTCCTGCCGGCGCTAGACTAGCCACTACCACGATGGACCCTGACAAGCTGCAAGCTAAACGTCAGGAACGTGCTGCGTCAATTTCAGAACGCGGTGGGGGAATAAAGGCAGAAAAAACCTATGAGCAGGAATCTTCTATAGCTGAACTTACCGGGAGGCTAGACAGAACGCTACCGGGGATTGCTGGCGGACTGGGAAGAATTAGTCTTGAGAGGCAGATTGCTGCTTTGAAAAAGGGCGCTATCCCAGTTAAGATTGAAACCCCTAGTGGCGATTTCTTGACTGTCGGCACGATTACAGAGAAGGGCGACTACACAGGCCGTGCTGAATATGCAGACATAGCTAGAGAAGCGCAAAAGGCTGGCACCATGGCTCCGTTTATTGAAACAAGCCAAAGGGCAGCAGAGGAACGCGCTGCCAAAAAGCGTGCTGAAGAAGGGGAGGAGCCTGAGGCAGAAACTGTTACGCCAGAAACTACCCCAGAAATTACGCCAGAAGCTGACTCAGTTATGCTTGGTGAAAGCGGGACAACTCGTCGCCGCCGGACAAAACGCGCTGGTGCTGCCGGTACGCTGCTTGAGGGCGGAGGCGTACTCTATGAATGAGGCCATGCCAACAGTGTTGCCTGAGGCACCGCCACCCCGTGACAATGTGGTGGTTGAGGGGATGATGACACCGACTTTCCCATCCGCAGAGGAAAGGCCCGAAAGTGACTATGAGCGCCGAGAATCGGCTCTTACCAAGGAAGATGTTTGCCGAAGAATATATGATGTAGTTGCGGAAAGGGGTTTGCCACAGCAACTTGCTGTTGGAATGTGCGCAAATGCTGGCGCGGAATCACTTTATACTGTCACAGGAAGGCAAGGCAGCAGAAAGGCCGGAAGCCCTGTAGAGCAGCCGCACCTTTCCCATCCCGACAAAACAACCTCTGAGTATGTTGGATATAACAAAGCGGGTACCGGCTATGGCCTTTGGCAGCTTGATGCAAAGAAAAAGCTGATATTTAAGGCTTGGGCTGACAAAAAGGGCCTAAACTACGGTTTGGATTCTCAAATAAACTTTGTTTTAGATGACATCACAGCATCCATTGACAAAGATGTGATTGAGAGTGTTACGGGTGTTAAACAAAATGACGGCTCAGTAATGGGTGCGGAGAATGGCAGAGAGCTAATAGAGGCTATAAAAAACTCAACAAAAGAAGGCGCTGTAGCGGGTTTTGCGCAAAATTACGAAAAGCCAAGAAACTTTGACAACCGAGAGCGCCGCAGGCGTATTGGTTTTGCTTTAATGCCAGAAGACGTAGGCTTAGAAAGCAGCGGACCAATATCTATAGTTGAAAGAATCCGCAGGGTTTTTAACAAGTACGGGCAAGTAATAAACTTTGACCCATACCCATAGGAGATAAAGATGAGTTTTTTAACCCCGTCTGCACCACCACCGCCGCCACCTCCCCCGCCTCCTCCGCCTGAGCCGGATATTGGCCGTGCGCGAGTTATGGCAGAGGAAGCGGAGCGTGAGGCTCGTGGCCGTCGCAAGGGGCGCGGCTCAACCATTGTTGCCGGTGCGCTTGGCCAAACTGTCCAGCCTACTGACGGCAAACCAACTTTGATGGGTTAAGCATGGCACAGGAAGCAGCACCGTTACTCAAGAGATTTGATTCTCTTAAAAGCCGCCGGGATAACTGGGACACCCATTATCAGGAACTGGCTGACTATATGCTCCCGCGTAAAGCGGACATCGTGAAGAAGCGCTCTCGCGGTGAAAAGCGTATGGAGTTGATTTACGACGGCACTGCGCTCCAGTCCATCGACCTTATGGCTGCTTTCCTGCATGGCATGCTGACCAGCGGGGCGTCCCCTTGGTTCCATTTGGACGTGAAAAACGAGCAGCTTAACCGTGACGATGACGTGCGCGAGTGGCTGCAAGACACCAGCATGCGCATGATGCAGGCGTTTCAGCGCTCCAACTTTGAGACTGAAATCCACGAAGCCTACGTGGACCTTGTGGTCTTTGGCACAGCCTGCATGTTCACAGAAATGGACCGTGACAAGCTGCGGTTTAGCACTCGCCACATTTCTGAATACTATGTCTCAGAAGACCAGTACGGCATGGTCAACACCGTGTTCCGTATGTACAAATCCACAGCAGCGCAAGCTGTTGAGCGCTTTGGCTTTGATAACGTCGGCACCTTCATCCAGAAGACCTTTGAGAAGAGACCTGACGAGGAAGTCGAGATTCTGCATGCGGTCCTGCCGCGACTTTCACGAGATGTTACAAAACGTGACAATCTCAACATGCCGTTTATGTCAGTCTATGTGTGCAAGAACACGGGCATGATTATTAGCGAGGGTGGCTTTGAAGAACTGCCCTACGTTGTGCCGCGCTTCCTGAAAGCTACCGGCGAAGTGATGGGCCGCAGCCCGGCTATGACAGCGCTGCCTGACGTTAAGATGTTGAATCTTATGTCAAAAACCATCATCCAAGCGGCTCAAAAGCAGATTGACCCGCCGTTGCTGGTGCCTGATGACGGCTTCCTGCTGCCTATCCGCACCCAGCCTGGTGGCCTCAATTTCTTCCGCGCTGGCACACGAGAGACAATTACGCCGCTAAACACTGGCGCAAACATTCCGATTGGTCTGAACATGGAAGAGCAGCGCCGTGCTGCTATCCGTCAGGCGTTTTATGTTGACCAGATTCTGACTGCTGGCTCCCCGCAGATGACTGCGACTGAGGTTATTCAGCGTCAGGAAGAGCGCATGCGCGTCATTGGCCCGGTTCTTGGCCGTCTGATGAACGAGTTGCTTCGCCCGCTGATTGACCGGGTGTTTGCACTGATGCTGCGCAACGACATGCTTGCCACCCCGCCGGAGGTTCTTCAAGGGATGGATATTGATATTGAGTATGTGTCACCGCTGGCACGGGCTCAGAAATCAAGCAGCCTGAACAACACAATGCGGGCTCTTGAAATCCTGCTACCGCTGGCTCAAAGCCTGCCGGTTGGCGACCACATCGACCCTGACGGTCTGGTGCAGCATGTGACAGACTCCCTTGGTGTTCCAAAGACTACGCTCAAATCGCAGCGTGAAGTTGACGAGACACGGCAAGCGCGGGCGCAGGCAGAGGCAGAAGCCATGCAGCGCCAGCGTGACCAAGAGGATGTTTACACCACAGCGCAAGCTGCACAGGCAGTCAGGATGGTACAGTCGTGAAGGACATCGAAAAGCTAAAGCATATGTATACCGAGACCTTTGGCAGCGAAGCTGGGCAGAAGGTTCTCAGAGACCTTGAGGCGCGTTCTAACTGGCGGGCCTTGAGCTATGTGGCGGGAGACCCCAATGCCACAGCCTTTGAAGAGGGCAAACGTGCCGTTCTTCTTCACATTCACAACATGATGACACAGGAGTAACTATGTCAGAAGAAGCTATCGAACAGGTAGCCCAGCCTGACGCTGCACCGGCAGAAACTGCCGGAACTATGCTGGAAACCCCAGCAGAAGTAGCACAGGGCGGGTCTGGTAACGATTTCTTGCAAATGGTACCGGAGGATTTGAGAGAGCATCCAAGCCTCTCCCCAATTAAGGACGTTGAGAACCTTGCAAGGTCTTACGTCAACGCACAACGCCTGATTGGCGCGGATAAGGTTCCGTTGCCGGTCAACCCCACAGATGAAGACTTGGACAACATCTATGGCAAGCTCGGCCGACCGGAGACGGCGGAGGGATATGAGATTGCTGTCGATGGCAACGTAGTGACAGAAGATATTGCAAAGTCTTACGCTGATATAGCGCACAAGTTGCGCCTAACACCAAACCAAGCCAGTGGAATACTGGAGTATTACAAGGGCATGGCAAGCAGCGCGTCTGAAATGTCGGTCGAGGCTGAGACACAGCAGCGCAGCCAGACCGAGATGTCGCTTCGCAAGGAGTGGGGCGATGACTTTGATGCCCGCATTGAGGATGCTG